AACTGTGACAGATGCAGAAGCAGTCGGTTCAACTCCTGGAACTGCGGCTGCGTCAAGAGCGGCTAAACTTTCTGTCGCAGCTTCTCCACTAAGTTCCGTCGGAGCACTTGCGAAAACATCCGCGATACTACTACCAACATTACCTATTCCTTCTACAGCAGAAGAACCAAGCTTTGCGAGAAACTCAGCTAACCCACCAATAAACGCTTCTTTAGGCATTTCTTGTAACGGCGCGTCGACACGTTTACGGTATTCTTCGTTAAGTGCATTAACTAATCGTTCACCGCCGATATTACCGATACCTGTATTAGCACCATACGTTGCGTATTTATTAAGAATATCCATCGTAACGTCGCGAGGTAGCCCAATATCTTCGCCTTGCTCCATAAATTTCGTAGCGTTAGATTCTGGGTTCATCATCGAAGTAATCAACGAAGAACTTTGTTCGTCATCGAAAAGTCGTGTCATGATTTTTTCTTCTTAGCTGGCTTTTTCTTTTCTGTTTTCTTAGCAGCTTTACCGCCTTTCATAATATCTTTATCGACAGTAGCAGCTTTACCACCTGTTAAAACAGAATTTACACGAGCCATAGCCCATTGGTGCTGTGAAGTTCCAGGACGGTGTCCTGTTTTATACGCAGCAAGCCCTCGTTTATAAACGCGAGACAGTTGACCAGCGGTTACTTTTTTGCCTTTTTTACGAGCAGCTTCCGCTTTATTAGATAGAGCTTTTTTAGTTTTATCTGAAAGACTCATGACTTCGTGCCAAACCTCTCTTTAAACCTGCGAGTATATTTAGACTCAATGGTTTTCCTACGCTTACCTTTTTTCTTATCAGTAGAAAATTTATAAGCTGAAGGATCGTCCATCGCCTTCTTTTTATTCCTAGCTATTTCTTTCTTGCGCTTTTTCTTTTCTTCCGCAGAAAGCCCAGCTAAGTATTTCGCAGGGACTTTAGGTTTTTTCTTCGTCTTTTTCATGACTATAAAGCTACTACGATATTACCATTCGTAACAACTTGGACTGTGCCTACGCTCCCTGTTGCACTCAGCCCTGACGTACTTGGGGTCGATAAATTCTCCCAAATATTACCCAAATATACTTGAAGAACGCCTTCGGTAGTATTCCAAATAATATCTCCATCAGCAAATTGTCTTTGATCACGTTCTGGGCTTGTAAACTGTGGGGTCGCACTAGGGTCAAAAGCATCTAAATTTATCTCTAATATCCGGACAAACCTGTTAAAAGTTTGCGCATCTACTAGCCGCGAATAATACGGATTTAGTAAAGGCAATCTGCCCTGCAGCAGTTTTGCCATTATCGTCTACCGTTAGGCTGTAAATCTAAACGTGTTGCACCTATAACAAACCCAACCCCTAATCGTGCTCCCGTATCCGCATCATCATCTGATTCAAACCGTACTGCGGCTTGCCTAGCCCTTGCACGAGTATCAATTTTCGTCGTAGACGCTGTAAATGCAGTCGTTTGATCGGTAGTTAAACTTTCTCCTGGAAAATTTCTAGCTTTTAAAACGACGTTTAACGTCTGTGTAGAACCACTATCCCCTGTAAATTTAACATCAGGAATAAATCTACGAATAAATTGGAATTCTTCGCCATCTCCGATATCGAAATCTGCACTTTCGATAAATACGTTATCCATCGGGACACCGTCATCGTCGTGCCCTGTTTCGTGGGAGTAGATATAATTTCTATCGTCTGCAAATCCTGCGGCTCTTGGAAAAGCGACGATACCTTCGTCTAACCAAGCTGTTCTAGATAACTCTCCTATAGCCCACGTTCCTTCGACATAATTAAACACTACATATTTACTAATCGTAATGCTATTCGCAGCACAGTAAAACCAACCGACTTCATTAAATTGTTTATTTAAAAATCCAAAAACTTGGAATGCTTGTTCTGAATTAAGATCGTCGAATACAAAACTATGGACACTACAAGGTAAAGGAACTACTGACCCGTTATAAGTGTAAAAACCTTTTTTATCCATCCAATAAACGCCAGTAGGCGAATTAATCGCAGCGTTAGGCCCAATCAAACTAACACCTTCGTTTACTAGCGTTAACCCGAAAGTATTCGGTGGGCCAATAAACTGCAAACTATATAAAGCTGCGTCTGTCCAAACTAATGTTTCTTGTCTAGCTCGTAACCCGCCGATAATTTCTGAACCTGCAGAACAACGAAGAGACCCTGCGGTATTAGTAGCTCGAGGTTCAAAATCTAACGGGTTTTCTTGATCAGAAAACGCGATTAATAAAGGATCTATAGCTCCTGAACGAACAGAACCGTCCATAGGATCTGCACCTAATACGATAACGTGTCTATCAATATCAGAAACTAAAACTTGTAAACCTAGCGTTGGGACTTGATTAGCGTTAGCGATACTTGATAAAGCTACGGCTCTTTGACTTGAGGAAGAAAAATCCCAGAAGAAAACGCCACCTGCTCTAACATTAACGATTAAATCTTCGCCAAAATTATCTATAGACCATAGTCGTAATTGATTATTAGCGGCTAACGAACTGGTAGACCCCCAAGTACCTGACCCCCAAGCCCCAGCACTCCAACCTGTGCCGGAGACAAATACATCTAAGCCGACGCTAATTTGATAAGCTCCAATCGTAGAGCTACCTCCGTTACCAGTATCAGATGAATTAGCTGTAACCGTAACGCCGTCCGTATCTTTTGCTGTAATTGTAAATGCGTTAGCGGAAGTAACAGCAGTAACTTGATATTCTTGATTTAAAACAGCCGCAGTAATATTACCGCCTAAAGAAGCAGCGCCAGAAAAAGTAACGAAATCGTTTAAATCTGCGCCATGAGCAGTATCTGTAACAGTAATAGTTGAAGAGCCATCTGACGCAGAAAAAGTAACATCTCCAGCACTTGTTGTAGATCTAATAGGAGTAATGTCGTTATAATTATCTCCTTCTTGCCAATACAATTTAAATGTTGTACCTATCGCAAAAATACGAGTACCATTTAATGTAACGTATGCGTGAAGTTTTCTACCTTTTCCTTGTATAGATGAAGTGAGATATTTAACCCAGCCTCCTATTTTTTCGGGTAATCCTTTACGAAACCGAACTAAATTAGCATCAAACCAACCACCTTCAGCAGTATAGTCAGTACCTTCTTTATTTATCCCAGGATTAAAAATAAATTTTTGTAAAGGCATTACTGATATTCACCTGTACGGATCATTTCGGTTACTCTAACCGCACGATTACCTACCTGTTCTGCCCACCGGCTATCTAAAAACTCGTCTGCCGCGATATCAAACTGCTCTCTCGACATAGCTTCTAACGCTTTGATAAAACCTCGTAATCTAGTTAATCCGAGGTTAAAACAAATATCTATCATCGCATCTTGTCTAGCTTCTGTTAAAGCATTAAACCAAAAATATGTATCTTTAAGCTCTTCTTTAACTCGTTCAATATCGTTTTGTAAAAGATAATCTATTTCATTATCAGATAATCCGAGACCAGATTCAGAAATATTCCTACCAACACCGATCGTTTCATAACCAGCAGAACATAAATAAACTTTAGATTTTACGCCTTCATGCCGTTTAATCATCTCGACTAGCTTACTCATTACTTTTCTCTAGCTACTTGATTAACTTTTTCATATGAACGCATAGCGCCTAAACCAAGCATTCCCATCATAACTGGGACGAGTAATGTTGTATCTACTTCTGGTACATCTATCCAGATACTAATTATATTAGCGATAATAGTGTTATAGAGTAAACCTAATGCACAAATCCACCCGATCGCAGGTCGCCATCCTGCGACAAACAAGCTCTTGTGTGCCGCTTCCATCTTATTAATTTCGAGCTGACCTTTAAGAGCTTCTTGAGCGTGGCGCTCTGACATGGTGGCGATTTCGTGAGCCAACGCATTCTTCTGATCTTTGTCCTCTATAAACTTATCTAGCAACCCTGTAACTGGGCCAATAAGTTGTCCTACTAAACTCATGATTTATTTCCTATTTGACCATGCTTGTGCACCAAAAAACGCAGCTAATATACCTGCAACAGATACAAAATAGACTGCTGCCATATCGCCCAAAATAGACGCAGCTTGATTCATCCCGAAAAACTCACTAACAACTACAAGGCTTGGGTATAACAACATTCCCCAGAGAGCAAACCAACTCATCGCCCTTTGAGCGTCAGCCCGTTCATGCCGTAAGCGTAGCTCCTGCAATTCTCTGCTAGTCTGCAATTCTTCATCGGTAACTACGCCGTCACCATCCGAATCGTATTCCGCATACTCGCTACC